GCAAGCGGTTCGGATGCGGCGGAGGTTTCGCGCAAGGCGCGATCGGCGCGGCGTAGCACGGTAGCCAGCTCGTGGATCAGCGCGGCCACGTCGTGATCGGCCATGTGCGAGCGCAGCACTTCCATGTCACGGTCGGCGCGTGTGGTGGCGGCGCGGCCGTCGGGCCAGCGGATGTCAAGCGCGGTCTCGGGATCGTGACCGGCGCGGCGTATCTCGTCGCGCAGGTGTGCGATCAGCACACGGCCGTTGGCTTGCAATGTGGGCCAGCAGTGAGTAACGGCATTCAGGGTGGCCGGTTGCAGTCGGATATCCTGACAGATTATAGCCCACACTGACGGCTGCGATAGGCTGCATAGTTCAGCCAGATCAGCCTGCTTGATGTGTGCTTTATCCATTTCCATGGATATTGCTCGTCCTACGTATGATCGTTGTTTTTTCATACAACTCCCCTTTCGTTAGGGTTATATATTAGGCATAGACTATTATTTTAGTCAACGCTTATTTTTGCCCTTGACTATAGGCAGGGGTTAGTATTATAGTCGCAACACAACGGAGGTAATAGGATGAGAATTCGCAAACAGAGAAGTACAGAGCCGCTGGCAGTGGTTGGTCGTGTGTTGAGCAAGGATGCTTCCATGCTGGCGCGCGTGGCGGCGCCGGCGGATGCCGCAGCGGCGCGTGCCGTGGCGGTTGCGCTGCGAGATCCGGCGAGGGTCGCGCGGTTGGTCGAGGGGATGATGGACAACAGCGCGGCCAATCCGGCCGCGTAAGGAGGTCAGTATGGCAAACGATATAACGATGGGGACTGGCGCAGAGGCGCTGGCGGCAGAACGCATGTCGGCTGACTTGAATGAGCCGTGCCGGGTGCGCTGCGTAAGAGACGGGCTGTATTTGCATACCAACAGATCTGCGGGAGAGGTGGCGTTGCGCTGGGGTTTGAAGAGATCCGGCGCGCATGGCGGAGTGTGGCCGCGCGCCACAGCCGGACATATCGCAAACGCGATGATAGCCCTGACAGGCGATCTCGGGATCGAGATCGAGCCGGTCTAACGGGTAGGAGATCGACATGAAAAGCAATCGTTATTGCGCGTTTGGCGGTCGGGTCCTGGTTCCTCGGGAGCTGCGGCCCGGACACTGGTACATCGTCGGGCTGCCGGGACGCGGTATGCGCCGCGGGATGTATGTAGCCAGCCGCTGGGGCTGGCGCGCGACGCGCGATGCCGCCCAGGCGATGCTGGATGCGATAGCGGGAAACATGGGGCTTCGGCCTATCAATGGAGGAAGAGCATGAGTAAGCATGAGTTTTGCGCGGGTGTTTTATTTTTTTGTTGTTTGGGGTTAGCCGGCGTTGGGGCATACCTGGCGCTGGCGGCGTTGCCGGATGCTGCGCTGGCCGGTGCGATTGGGTTCGGGATCGTCGGCGCGAGCATAGCCGGAGCCAGACTTGCTCGGGCGCTGTGGCGCCAGTGGCGCGATCGGCGCGAGGATGCCGAGTTGGATGCGCGCATGGCTGCGCGTATTGTGCGAGAGAGCCGCAGCCGGGTTATTTAGTCGGAGGCCGTATATGCTGCGGTACACATCACAAGATGTCCGCTCAATGTTGTGCGACGGTTGCCGGCATGGGCTGCCTGTCAGGAAACAGACCGATGGGACGATGGCCCATGTGCTGGCCGGTCGCACGGTTGCGAGCTGCACCGCCGTTGCGTGGAACGTGGCGGAACGCCGAGAGTCCGGACGCCTCCGCATGGCGGATACACGAGCGAGGAAAGCATGAGTGATAAACCGACATGGTGTCCGTCTCACCGTGAGGAAGTGCTGTCGGCGCTCTACTTGATTGCGGGTCTTCTCGCTTATCAGATTGACTTCCGCCGTCTGGCTACCATCCTTTTTTTCAAGGCGGCGGCGGACACGATATGCGCGTTAAAGTGCGTACACGGTGAGCTTAAGCAGATGCAAAAGGACGGTGAACTGTGAGCGATCCCAAACCAACGGATCAGGAGTATCTGTCGCCGGATCAGGTTGCGCGAGCAGTCGGCCTGGCGCGCCCCACGATTGATCGGCTGCTGCGCCGCTGGCGTGACACGCGCGGAGCCGATGGGCTACGCCACGCACGGCTTTCGGCCCGTTGCGTGCGGATTGCGAGGCGCGATCTGGATGCGTACATGGCCGTTCGGTCCCGCCCCTCTCATTTTTTAGCGTCGGCCGTATCTGGAGTTGCATCCAATGTCTGAAGGGTCGATCAGTTTGCTAGACCTGCCGCGTCAGGCGTCGCTGCCGCTGTCTCCAGAGTTGGAGGCAGAGGCAAACCACGATCATGCTGCTATTGCCGCATCCCCTACCCCCCGCTCTCCTATTTTTTCAGGAGAGAGACTGTACGCATTAGATCCAGATCGGTACGCGCTGTTTTGCCGCCTTTATTTTGAGGCCGGGTTGAGTCAGATGGAGAGCTGCAAGCTGCTGGGCATGTCCCCGCAGTCGGGTGCAGCGATAATCAGCCGCGAGCAAGCCAGCATGAGCGCGTCGAGGTTGCGCCAGGTGCAGGCCGCGCGCGCCCGTGCAGTAGTGAGTCTATCCCTGTCCGCCATGCAGGATCGGCTGTCAGATCCAGAGGCGCTAGCCAATGTCCCCTTGCGCGATCTGGCACAGGCAGCCCAGCGTGCGCACGAGATTGCCGCACTGCTGTCGGGTGAGGCGACGAGCCGGACCGAGCGCCCGGACGCCGGCCGCGCGTCTGCCGCCGATGCAGCCGCCTACCTTGATTCCGTGCAGGTAGGCCCTGCACAACCGATTTTGGAGGGAGGAATCGCGGTCGCGCGTGAGGCGCTGCCGGCTGGCCTGGGTGCGGATCAGGGCGCGGATGATGGCTCTGGATCGGGAGAGGATCGGGCTGCACGTGATGCGGAGTCACGGGATAGCGTGGCGCAAGGTGTTGCGGTGCAAGGGTTGGGCGATTCGGCTATGCTGGCGGCTGCGGAGATGGCCGGCGCGCAGGCTGACGCGGGATCGGTGGAGGTCGGCGCGGCTGGGTGATCCGGGCGCCGCGCATAGGGGGGGGGGAGGGCCGGGGGCGCGCGCGCGGTCCAGCCCACAAATCGGTAGGGGGTGGTATGGCTAAGAGAGTGACAGAGGCTCAAGGGCTGTTTGAGCCAAAAAAAGACGGCCGGACGATGTATGAGGAGGATGCCCTGGCACGGGCCATCGGAATCAACAGGGGGCGGCTCCACAAAGGGAGGGCGCGGCTTGATAAGGGTCTGTGGTGGTATGACCACGGGCGGGTGGCGTATACGCGGGAAGGGGCGCTGGCGGTGATGCGCGAGGTGGGCGTGGAGCTGCCTACAAAAAAAAGAGGGGGCGCGGATCTGGAGGGGCGGACGACGCTTGAGGACGCGCTGGCGAGCGCGGAGATGGGGCCGCCTGGGGAGGGCGTGCAGGGGTGCCAGAGGCTGGTGGTGATGCGTCCGGCGCTGAATGACAGGATCGTGATGGCGGGGATGCTGTCGGATAGCGGGATGCCGTATGGCTTCGCGTGTCGGGTGATCGTGGGGAGCAATGTCAATTTCGTAAAAGGAATGGAGCTGCGGGCGGTTCCGGTGGAGCGGTCGCAGTATCTGTATCGGATGGTGGGGCCGTTGCCCCGCAGCTTCGGGAGGTGGTAGATGAGTACGGGAGTGAGGAATGAGAATAACCCTTCTACGACGTGGTTCTGGAGGGACTGGCAGATGGATACGGCCAAGCTGACGAAGGCCGAAAAGGGGATGTGGATTGATGTGATCGGGGAGTGCTCCGAGGCTCCGATTCTGGGGGACTGGACGGGTCCGCTGTCGGTGCTGATGGGGTATGGAGAGACGCTGGAAACGTGCTGGAAGATGTTGCAGGGGCTGGGGTCGAAAAAGATAGCGGATGTGGAGGTGATGATCGGCGGGGTGATGGTGCCGGTGGTGTCGGAAACCTTCGCCCAGTGGGGGGAGTTTAAGCCTACGGAAATGACGCCGGCACGGGTGGTCTGCAGGAGGCTGGTGAAGCAGCGGGAACGGAACGAAAAGAACGCCGAAAGGATGCGGGAAAGGAGGGGGACCGAACACAGAACGCGCACAGACGCAACACAGAACGAACACAGAACGAACACAGACGCAACACAGAACGCGCACAGACGCAACACAGAAACTGTTACTACGCGCGCGGGCGCGTCTTCTATCTCTTCTACTATCGTAGAAGACTCTAGTGCTGGTGAGCATGAGGGAGAGAAGAAAGAGACGGTGCTGGTGAGGGTGACGACGATGGTGGATCCCGCGTTCGTCGAGGAGATGGTGGGGGTGTATGGTCCGCTGGGGGTGGATGTGCGGACCGAGGCGGTCTTGGCCGAGCAGTGGGTGGCGGCGAAGGGGCGCAAGTTTACGAAGCGGTTTTTCAGGGATACCTGGCTGAAGAACGAGGCGAGGGATAAGGCCAACAGGAAGAGGTCGCCGAAGGAGGCGCTTCAGGCGGCCCGGGATGCCGGGGAGTTTACGGGCGAGAGGCTGTGCCCGGATTTTGACGGGACGATCGAGTGAGTGAGGCAACGAAAGGAATCACGCCATGAGCACAACGAAGCCAAGACGATTCGTTCGCATGTTCAAACCGCAATTCGCGCCAGCCGTAGAATCCGGCACCAAAGCGCAAACGGTCCGGCCCACCCCGAAGAGAATGCCACGCCCGGGCGATCTGATCAGCCTGCGGACCTGGACCGGCCGCCCCTACCACAGCCCGCAGCGGATACTGCGAGAAGAAATCATCAGCGACGTGGCACCGATCACGATCAATCCATACAGTCTAACCATCGGCGCAGAATACCTCGGCATAGACCCACTCGGCTACAATGCCCGCTACGACTTTGCCCGCGCCGATGGTTTTAGCTGCTGGGAGGAGATGCGCGACTGGTTCGAAACCGAGCACGGCCTACCGTTCGACGGAATCGTGATCTTCTGGAGCGTGAAACTATGATGACTGACACTGTGAAGACCAAACTGGAAAAGCTCTTGGGGCTGGCCCGCAAGGGCGTCGGCGGAGAGGCGGTGAACGCAGAGGACGCACTGAAACGATTGCTGGAGAAAAACGGGTTGACCCTGGCTGACATCGACGATGAAAGCCGGCGGCTGGAGTGGTTCAAGATGCGCCCCGGAATGTACGAGAAGAAGCTGTTTTATCAACTTTGCGCGACGATGTTCTGGAGGCGCACGAGTTTCAGTAGCAAAAAGCGGCCGGGCTGGGTGGGCGTGGAATGCACGGTTGCGGAACGGGAGGAGTTTAAACTGCGCTATGACCTGTATCTGCGCGACATGAAACTACAGATGATGTCGTGTTACCGAGCGTTTCTGCATGTGAACGCGATTTTTCCAACACACGCCGAAGAGGACCCGACTCCAGAAGCGGAAATAGATGACGAGGAATTGGCGCGGATAGCCAACTTTGCGCGGGGCATTGATGCCGTGCAGATCCGCAGAGCAATCACAGGAGACCGGGAATGACTAAACACCACATCGCTAAACTGGATGGACTGGCCGACGGGGCGGCCGTGGAGGTGAGAAAGTGATCGCCCGCCAGTGGAAGAACATATCGGCTGTAACCGTGCGTGCGGCAATCGTGACCGAGGGAACGCACAGCAAGGTGTGCCGATTCGTGACGCATAACGTAATGGCTGACAGATATGCCGTCTATCAGGCCCGTGGCGGGCGGTGCGGAAAGTTGCTGGCAACGGGCCGAGGCACGCAGCAGACCGCGCTTCTGGCCGGTTGCGCGGATCGGTATGAGATCGACAAGCCGCACTTGTGGCGGAAGACGCTGAGGGGAGATGGGATGAAGGGCGCTAGCTTCGCTGCGCTCGCTGACGCTGGAAATGTGAAACAAGGCGCGTGAATGCGCTAAACAGAATGGGGTGGAGTATGAGGGGAGATGGCGGAGAACATGGCGGGGTGATGATGGGGGCGCTGGAGGAGATGGGGGGAGCGGCGTCGGGGGAGGAGCTGATGGAACGGGCGCGGAAGATCATGGGGAAGACCCGGGATCGGAGGGGGAATCTGGATGTGATCTTGAATCGGCTGGTGGAGGATGGGCGGTTGCAGGTGTGCTCGGATGGGATGTATCGCGCACGGAGGAAGCCGGGGACACTGGCCGGAGTGACGGAACACCGGGGAACGACGTTTTACTCGACGCCGGAGTTTGGGGGTGCTGATCAGCCGGAGACGCGATCGCCGTGGAGCGAGTTGATGATGTCGAGGCGCAGGTGTGTCGGAGCACGTGAGGATTGATGGGGACGGCGCGATAACGCGCCGCGCGGTAATGAGAGGGGAAAAAGCGTATGCGTGAACGATATGATGTGATTTTGAGTGGGGCGATCTCGGGGGATGTGGGGTATCGGGCGGTGTTTGCGATGGCGACGAACCGGGCGCGGCATCGGTGGCCGGGACGGAAGGTGTGGAACCCGGCGCTGTTGCCGCAAGGGAGGGAGTATCGGTGGTATCTCCGGCAGTGCCTGGAGGTGTTGCTGGATGCGCCGGAGAGTGCGACGGTGGTGATGCTGGAGGGGTGGGAGCGGTCGCCGGGGGCGGTGGCGGAACGGGCGCTGGCGCTGGCGATCGGGCTGACGGTGGTGGCGGAGGAGCCGGCGCGCTCGCTTCGCTGCGCTCGCTGATGCGGAGATGGAAACAGGGGTGATTTTGTGAATGGTAAGTTTGAAACGGCGGATTTGTTTTGCGGGGCTGGCGGGACTAGCACGGGATGCGTGCAGGCGGCCAAACGGCGCGGGATCAGGATGAATCTGGTGGCGGTGAACCATTGGGCGACGGCGGTGGCGACGCATACGCGAAACCATCCGTGGGCGCAACATGTGTGCGCGGACCTGGGGAGTGTGGAGGCGTCGCCTAACCGGCTTGTTCCGGGCGGGCATCTGGATCTGCTGGTGGCGTCGCCGGAGTGCACGCACCACAGCAATGCGCGGGGTGGCAAGCCGTGCAGCGAGCAGAGCCGGGCCAGCGCCTGGCACGTGCTGCATTGGCTGGAGAGGCTGGAAGTGGATGAGCTGCTGGTGGAGAACGTGCGGGAGTTTCAGCACTGGGGTCCGCTGGGGGCGGATGGCAGGCCGGACCGGGCGAAGCGTGGGCAGACGTTTCGGGGCTGGGTCGGTGCGCTGGAGAGCCTGGGCTACACGGTGGAGTGGCGGGAGGTGAATGCGGCGGATTATGGATCGGCCACTGTGCGGCGGAGGCTGTTTGTGCGGGCCTCGCGGCGGGGGGTGATCCAATGGCCGGAGGCAACGCACGCGAAGCAGGCCGAGGGCGACAAGGCGAAGTGGAAGGCGGCGCGGGAGGTGATCGACTGGAGCATTAAGAGTCCGAGCATCTTTAACCGCGCGCGTCCGCTGAAGCCTAAGACGCTGGCGCGGATCGAGGCGGGGCTGAGGAAGTTTGGCGGAGAGGCGTTTATCGCGGTGCTGCGGGGAACGAACGAGGCGCAGGTCGGGGCGTGGGCCAAGGGGATGGATGAGCCGCTGGGGACCGTGAGCGCGGGCGGGATACATGCGGCGCTGTGTGAGCCGTTTGTGCTGAATGTGGCCCACGCTGGCGGCGACCGGGTGGGCAGTTGCGATGCGCCGCTGGGAACGATACCGGCCGGGCACCGCGGCGAGTTTGCGCTGTGCGAGCCGTTTGTGGTGCCGATGGAGCATAGCAACCGGAACGCGCTGCGGTCGGTCGGGGAGGCGCTGCCGACGATCACGACGGCGAAGGGCGGGGCATTTGGACTGTGTGAGCCGTTTCTGACGAAGTATTACGGATCGGGCGCCGGGGCGCGGCCGGTGAATGAGCCGCTTGATACGGTGACATCGAAGGATCGGTTTGCGCTGGTGCAGCCGCAGGGAATGGATATCCGCTTCCGGATGCTGCAACCGCATGAGCTGGCGGCGGCGATGGGTTTTGCGGGGTATGTGTTTACCGGGACGAAGACGGAGCAGGTGAAGCAGATCGGGAATGCGGTGGCGGTGGAGCCAGCGGAGGCGCTTTGCGGATCGGTGATGGATATGCCGGCGCGATAACGCGCCGCGCGGTAATAAAGGGGCTGACTATGATCGACAAGGTTGAGACGGAGGCGGCGGAGCGGGCGCTGATCGGGGCCTGGCTGATGGATCCCATGCGGGTGGGGATGGTGCTGCAACGGCTGAAGGTGCGGGGGGCGTGGTGGCGCGGGGATCGGACGCGGCGGGAGCTGGCGGAGCTGTTGCTGGTGATGACGCAGGAGAATGCGGCGATTGATGAGCTGACGGTGCTGGACCGGATGAAGCGGGCGGAGGAGCTGGACCCCGTGGCGCTGGCCGCGGCGCCGGGGGAGATGGAGCGGTGTGTGGATGCGTGCCCGAGTGCGTCGCATGCGGAGTATTATGCGGCGATACTGCGGCGGGAATATATGGCGGCGCAGATTAAGAAGGCGTTTTCAAGTCTGGCGGCGCAACTGGATACGACGGACCCGGAGATGGTGGCGAGTGAGACGGCGGAGCAGATGCGGGCGGTGCTGGATGATAATGAGGTGGCGCAGGAACTGAGTGTGGAGAAGGTGCTGGATGACCAGGTGAAGAAGTGGAGGCAGGCGGCCGTGGACCGGGTGGCGGGGAAGAAGGTGGAGATCGGGGTGCCTATGCCGTGGTGGCGGCTGACGAAGATGCTGGGGGGGCTGCCGAATGATCTGGTGGTGCTGGCGGCGCGGCCGAGCGTGGGGAAGACTGCAATGGAGGGGGAGATCAGGACGTGTGTGGCGGCGCATGGGTTTCATACGCTGTCGATGCTGATGGATATGGGCGCGGAGCGGGTGCTGCCCAGGGATCTGTGCCGGGATGGCGGGGTGAGTATGCCGAAGCTGAAGTTTGGGTTTGCGCGGCATGATCAGCTCGATGCGATGGAGGCGGCGGCGAAGGGGCTGGGGGCGCTGCCGATGCACTTCTGTACGCGGACGACGCGGATGGAGATGATGGCGATGCGGGCGAGGCACTTGAAGGCGCAGGGGAAGCTGAGTCTGATCACGGTGGATCACTGCCAACTGGTGACGTATGCGGGGAGTGAACGGCATGACATGCGGCAGATCGTGACGCGGGTGACGAGCTTTTTTAAGTCGCTGGCGCAGGAGCTGGGGGTGCCGGTGTTGCTGCTGTCGCAGTTGCGGCGGTGTGAACCGGGGCAACAGGAACGGGAGCCGGAGCTGGATGATCTGCGGGACTCGGGGAGCCTGGAGCAGGATGCGGCGATTGTGATGTTTCTGCACCGGGATCTGAAGCAGGTGCGGACGTGGCAGAAGGAGGGGGATGAGGAGGCGATCAAGGATAAGAAGCGGCCGATTAAGCTGATGGTGAAGAAGAACCAGGACGGGGGCCTGGGGACGGTGAAGCTGCTGATGAAGCCGCATTACTTTACGTTTGACCTGGCGGATGATGAGTATCGGCCGATGCGGGATGATGACCCGCTGAGGGATGCGGAGAGGGAGTAGAGGGGGAAGAGAGAGAGAAAAGCTGAAAACTGAAATGCTGAAATGCTGAAATGGGAGATCACTATGGAACAACCGACATTGTTTGAAGGTTATCGGCAGACGATGACTTCAGGGATTGAGAAGACGATTGAGTCTCTAAACACGTTTGGAACGCTGTTTGACGACTGGGTGGTGTGCTATTCGGGTGGCAAGGATTCCAGTTGCGTGGCGACGCTGGTGCCGCAACTGATCGAGAGCGGGAAGGTCCAGCGGCCAAAGTCGCTCCGCTTTTTGTATGCAGACACGCGAATGGAGTTGCCGCCCCTTCGTAATGCGGCGATGGGCGTCATGGACGTGCTGCGTTCAAAGGGATATCAGTGTGACGTGGTGCTTCCGAAAATGGAGGACCGATTTATGGTTTACATGTTTGGCCGTGGAGTGCCTACACCCGGAGCACGTTTCAGGTGGTGTACCGGAAAGATTAAGGTCAATCCGATGATGCAGGCGCTGAAGGAACTGCGAGAGAAGAACGGTAAGAAGTTCTTGTGTTTGACCGGTGTCCGCGTCGGTGAGAGCGCGGCGCGTGACGCTAGAATCGCGCTGAGTTGCGGAAAGGACGGGGCAGAATGCGGACAGGGCTGGTTCCAGCAGGCGACTCCTGAGGCAGTGGCTGATACGCTGGCCCCGATCTTGCACTGGCGTGTGTGCCACGTCTGGAAGTGGCTTAGGCAGTGGGCACCCATGGGAGGATTCCCGACCGAGCGCGTCGCCGACAGTTACGGAGGCGATGAAGCCGAAGAGGAGAACGCGCGCACTGGATGTGTTGGGTGCCCGGTTGCCAGCCGCGACGCCTCGCTGGAACTTTTGTTGAAAGAAGAAAGATGGCAGTACCTTGCCCCGCTTATGAAACTCCGGCCGTTGTACGAAGAGATGCGGCTACCTCGAAATCGTATCCGCAAACAGAAGGCGGAATTCTACGCTAACGGACAGCTTGTGAAGAATCCGAATCGCAAGGGGCCGCTAACCATGGACGCTCGTCGCATGGGAATGGCCCGGGTGATCGAGATACAAGATGAAATCAACGCCAACAAACCTAACGGAGATCCCGATTACCTTCTTATCGACGCTGAAGAGCGAAAGGCCATTGAAGGGATGATCGAAGCAAACACGTGGCCGAACGGATGGAGCGGTGACGAGGGTAGAGCGGACCTGCCGTTTGAAGAGATACTTAAGGACGGCTCGATACAGGATCACCTGTTTGATGATGAGACGCCGTGCTCTGAGTGCGTGAGTGTGTCGAGTTGCTAACATGAATGATCAGGCGCGTGAACGCGCAACACAGAACGGGAAAGGAGATTGTGTATGGGCTACAGGGTGTTGAGTGAGGGGGAGAGGGATAAGTATCCGCTGGTGTGTGCGGATGAGGTGGCGGTGCGGATGGAGGAGCTGCTGCGGGAGCGGGGCTCGGCGCCGTTGATTACGGTGGCGACGGCGGAAACACGGGAGGAGGCGCTGGAGATCGCAAGGGGGATCACGGCGGAGAGAAGGGAGATGAGAAGGGCGGAGAGGGAAGAGAGGCGGGCGGGAGTGAAGCCGGCCGCAGGGGCTGCGGCCGGAACAGAACCGGAGAAGGAGGTGAAAAATGGCTAAGGTGTTTGTGACACGGCGGGAGATCGTGGAGAGGCTGGGGGTGACGGCGTGGATGTTTAGGCGGCTGCGGGAGGGAGGGGTGCTGCTGCCGGCGAAGATGAAGGGGTATGAGAGGGGGAAGTATTACAGGGCGGATGAGGTGGCAAAGGCGCTGGGGGTGAAGGAGGGTTGGCAGGGGTAGGGAGAAGGCTGTGAGGCTGTGAGGCTGTGAGGCTGTGAGGGAGAATGGGAAACTGGAAACTGGAAACTGGAAACTGGAAACTGGAATGGAGGATGGGATGAGTATGAATGACGAGAGGGCGGCGGCGCTACAGTGGCTGCTGGGCGGGGACACGGGAATGAGCAGTAAGACGATATGCGCGGTTATGGCGGGGGCGAAAACGCCGCCGTACTGCGGAGATGTGCCGGGGGACCCGGATGACTTTGGGCGGTGCTATAGGCTGCTGAAGCTGATACCGACGTGGCGGGAGCGGTTGCAGGAGGTTGCGGATCGGCACAAGGAGTGGGGGCCGCTGGTGCGGGAGTGGACGGAGCTGGAGCGGATGTATGAGGCGGAGGAGACCAGGCGCCAGGCGACGCCGAAGACCCTGTACCGGCGGATGCAGGAGCTGATCGAGGAGGGGCGGCTGAAAGCGGGCTGGACGAAGACAGGGCCGGGCTGCTGGCAGGGACCTGGGCGCACGGTGGTGGAGATAACGGGGCGCTAGCTTCGCTGCGCTCGCTGACGCTGAAATGGGAAACTGGAAATGGAATGGAGGATGGGATGAGTATGACGAAGGCGGCGGGGAATATGTATGAGTGGGTGACGCATGTGCATAGCCATCTGCGCGGGCAGTGTCTGCACAGGTGCCCGTATTGCTACGTGCAGAGTATCGACAGGCGCTTTGGATCGCAGGCGCACCAAGGGCCGCTGCGGATCGAGGAGCGGGAGCTGAAGGTGCGGTATGGCAAGGGGAAGGTGATATTCGTGGAGCATACGAATGATCTGTTTGCGGATGGGGTGAAGGTCGAGTGGGTGTGGCGGATCTTTGAACACATGCTCCAGTGGCCGGAGAACCGGTATGTGATGCAGACGAAGAACCCGGCAGTAGCACTCGGGCGCATGTATGGATATAGGCCGCCGAACTGGATACTGGGGGTGACGGTGGAGAGTGACATCACGCACGTTGGAAACACGCCGCACCCGTTGACGAGGCTTGAGTCGTGTAGGATACTTGCGGAGAGGAACGAGCCGGTGTTTATCACGATCGAGCCGGTGCTGACTTTTACGGCGGGGTTTGCGAAGGCGATTGCGGCTGCAAGGCCGAGGTGGGTGAACATCGGCGCGGATAGCAAGAGTACGCCGGGGCTGCCGCAGCCGACGCGGGCGGAGGTGATGGAGCTGATCGCGGAGCTGGTGGGCCTGGGCGTGGATGTGAGGGTGAAGAGTAACTTGGAGAGGCTGAAATAGGGCGCGTGAACGCGCTGCACAGAACTGGAGATGGATATGGCTTGGACAAGTGATAATTGGTGGGTGGGGCCGGATGCGGGGGCGATTGAGAGGCATGCGCTGCGGGAGGGGATGACGCGGGTGCAGGCTGCGTCGGCGCTGCTGGAGCAGCGGGAACGGTGGATAAAGGCGGTGAATGATGATCCGTTCCGGCTGGGCTGGGAGCCGAGTGTCTGGTGGGTGGCGTGGGCGCTGATGGATTTTCCGTGGTGCCAGGAGTCTACGGCGCGGGCGCTGGCCGCACGGCTGGGGGTGCCGGAGGCTGATGCTTGGGAGGTGTGGAAGCGGAGGCTGCGGGAGCGGCTGGGGGTGAAGGAGCCGGTGGTGGATCTGCTGGTGCTGGGCGCGAACCGGTGTGCGAAGAGTGAGTTTGGGGCGAAGAGTACGCAGCGGGTGGCGGTGAATGTGAAGAATGAGACGGTGCTGTTTCTTGCGCAGCAGTTTGGGCTGAGCGCGATGACGGTGCAGCCGCGGCTGTGGCGGTATATGCCGGCGGAGTGGAAGCAGAAGCACATGGGGGATGATTGGTATGTGCATTACAAGGATCTGAAGGGCTTCAGTGAGGCGCAGTATCAACTGCCGAGTAAGACGAAGGTGATCGGGAAGTTTTACTCGCAGGATCCGAAGGATGCGCTGGTGGGGTGTGAGACGGTGTGGGCGTGGGGCGATGAGTTGATCCCGATAAACTGGGATGATGAGCTGGGGCGGCGGCTGGCGAGTCGGAAGGGGAAGAAGTTGCTGACGTTTACGCCGATTGATGGGTATACGGCGGTGGTGAAGGGGTTTCTGGATGGGGCGCGGGTGGTGCGGTCGGCGCCCGCGTATCTGCTGCCGAGGGATGGGGGGCCGCAACTGCCGTGGCTGGCGGTGGGGCTGACGCGGGAGGAGTGGACGCGGAGGGAACAGGAGGTGGCGGCCGGGCGGGTGCCGACGGTGCCGGCGAGCCGTCCGGAGGATTGTGTGCGGTGGCTGGAGGGTGTGAAGGAGGAGGAGCCGGAGGAGGCAAAGGGGCGTGACTTTGAGCGGGCGCCGCGGGTGGCGCTGTGTTTTGACGGGCGGCGGGCGGTGGTGTGGTTTCATACGCGGGATAATCCGTATGGGACGCCGAGTGAACTGATCGCCAGGGAGAGCGATAAGGGCGCGGACCGGATCCGGACGATCCTTTACGGGATACCGGTGAAGAGCCGGAGTAGTGTGCTGGCGAAGTATAACGAGCTGGTGCATGTGATACCGGATGACCAGGTGCCGAAGGAGGGGGTGAATTATTGCTTCGCTGATCCGGCGGGGGCGCGGAATGATGCGCTGATCTGGATCCGGAGTACGCCGACGGCGGATTATGTGTATCGGGAGTGGCCGGGGAGCTATAGCATCCCGGGCGTGGGCGTGCCGGGGCCTTGGGCGAAGCCGAGCGGGAGGAACAAGGGGTGGAATGACGGGGATCGGGATGAGGGGAGTGAGAGCTTTGGGTTTGGTTTCTGCAGGATGAAGCTGGAGGTGGCGCGGCTGGAGGGGTGGCGGGATTGGGATGTGTGGATGAAGGGGCGGGATGCGCGGGATGTGGCGGAGGGGATCGGGCTGCCGGATGAGGAGGAGCTGGAGGAGTGGGATGAGGCGCGGGGGGCCAGGGAGCGGATCGCGGATCGGTTTATGGACTCGCGGGCTGCTGGGCGGGCGGCGATGGAGAATGCCGGAGAGGTGACGCTGCTGGATCAATGGAACCGGCTGGGGGGATGGGACTGGAATACGGCGCCGGGGAATCCGATCAGTGGGGGGCTGTCGATGATCGCGGATGCGCTGGATTATGCGGCGGCGAGGGATGGCTCGCTGGAGCGGCCGCCGTGCCTGTATGTGGCGGAGAGCTGCCGGAATATGCGGTTTGCGCTGGCGACGTATACGGGCGGCGATGGGATGAAGGGGGCGGTGAAGGACTTTATTGACTTGATGCGGTATTTCTATGAGCTGAAGCTGGCGCGGTGTGCGGGGGCGGACCCGCTGGAGGTGGCGAGGATCTGGGGGAATGACGCCAGGGGCGCGGCGCAGGCGGTGACGGTGGCGCGGCGGACGGCGGGGGGTGAGGTGCGGATGGGGATGGAGGTGAGGGTGACGGGGAGAGTGTGTGGGGATGGGAGTGTGGGAGTGGGTGGGGACGGGGTGCGAGTGAGGGCGGGCGGGGTGGTGACGGGAACGGGCGCAAGAGGGGCGCGGATGGTGTGGAGGGGTGGGCGCTAGCTCGCTGCGCTCGCTGACGCTGGCGGTGTGTGCGCGGCTGGCGGTGGGCAAATAGTGGAGGATCGGGGAGGAATGAGGAGGAATAGGGAGGAATAGACAAGGAGGGGGTTGCGAGGAAACGGGATCGGGTGTTTGATGGCCGTGTGAGAGGGATACTCTTGCACGGCCTTTTGCTTTACGGCGGGGGGAAGGGCTGGAAGGTAAGCCGGAACGCTAAATGGAGCGTAAAACCATGAGTGGCAAAAATGCTGACGGGGCAGGCGTCCCGGGTGCGGAAGCGGCCGAAGTCGTCGAGGATGCAGTGATCGAAGAGGGCGCTGAGGCGGGTGCCGATGGCGCTGGTGATGAAGTTGATGAAAATGGCGAGGGCGAGGTCGTACCTGTCGCTGAAGACGACGGGGAGCCGGTGGACCACAATCTGACGCAGAAGCAGCAGGAATCCGTGAATAAGCGGATCGGGGCGCTGACGGCGCGGCGGAAGGCTGCGGAGGATGAACGGGATGCCGTGAAGGCGGAACGGGATGAGCTGAAGCAGCGGGTGGAGCGGCTGGGCGATGAGACGGTGATGCGGGCGGCGGGCGCTGCGGGGCTGTTGCCGGATCTGATCGCGAAGGGTGATGCGGCCCGGATCGACCAGTATGAGCAGGCGAATCGGTCGGTGGAGGTCTTCAGCGAGTGGCTGGAGGATCACACGGACGCGGAAGCCGAACTCACGATCGGGGAACGGACGTACACGCGGGCGCAGGTGCGGGACTTTCGGCGGCAACACCAGAAGCGGATACAGGAACTGGCGGAGGTTCCGGCGCTGATCGAGCGGGTGAAGCGGGAAACCGCTGAGCTGATCCGGCTGGGGATGCAGGCGAAGAAGTCGGGGTGGAAGCCGAACGCGAAGGCCGCAGAGGCGGCGGGCGCTGGCGGCACAACGGGCAAGCCGAAGCTGCCTGTACCACCTGTGCCGGCACGGACGGCGCTGCCAGCGGGCGGCGCGAAGCCGAGGCCGGGAGCCGCGACGCCGACGAAGAAGAGCGGGGATGGGATAAAGGACAGGGACGACCTCGCGCTCGCCATAGCAAACGGCGACTTCGACTGAGACAGTCGAGGAACGCAAGAAGGGAATGAGACGATGGCAGGACTTTATGATGCGGACAAACAGTTGAAGATGCCTGGATACCTGAAGGGCGTGCTCAACGCGATCAACATGGAAGCCGCTTTCTTGACGCTGCTGGGCCACGGTCCGGCGGTCGCCAACAAGCTGGCGGAGTGGGATGTGGACATGCCGACGCGCTCGGGCGACCCCACGGGCCAGGAAGGCGTGGACAAATCGACCGGCTTTGCGAAGCACATCCCGAAGCAGTTGCGCGTGTATGCGCAGCGGGTGGAGTCGCCGGGCTACCTGGTGACGGACCTGGCCGAGCTGACGGATACCGCCAGCGTGAAGGGCAAGCAGGCGGCCGCCGACCAGCGGGCGAAGGATGCGGCGTCGGGATTGCTCTCGGTGCAGGACATGCTGCTGGGCAACCAGGACACGGCCAATGGCGGCGACGCGGAGGACAGCAAGGATCGCACGCGCAGTGTGTTCAGTTGGCTGGACAACGCGGAGCAGGACACTTATCCGGTGCCCGAGGCGTGCCGGCCGACGGCCGGGCAGAACTACGCCGGAACGCTGGCGGCGCTCACCGAGGACGAGTTTGCCGCACGACTGCGGCTGGCCGGCGAGGTGGTCGGGCGCGACGTGGATCTGGTGGGCTACTGCGGTAGCGCGCTGATCCAGCACATGTCGGACTGGGGCCAGAAGGTGCCGGTCACGGCGGCCAGCGAGTCCAGCACGCGCCAACTGGTGAGCAAGCAGGACGAGAAGCGGATTATCCGGAAGGTGACGTTCTTTGATTTTGACGGGGCTTCCGTCAAGACCATCCTGCAGCGCCGGATGATGTGCGATCTGGCGGCCGACAACGCCGCGACCGCCTACACGACCCGTTCGGGCGTGTTCCTGGACATGGCGATGTGGACGCTGGAATGGCTGGAGCCGTGGAAGCACATGGCGCTGCTGGACCAGGGCGGCGGTCCGCGCGGGTTCCACAAGGGCTGGCTGCGGCTGGTGTGCAAGTATCCCGGCGGGCAGATCCGGGCGCTCATCGGATCGTGAACGTAGCGGCGGCGCCGGGCGGAGAGGCCCGGCGCTGGCCGCTTTGAGAGTGTGTGGGTGTGTGGGTGTGTGGGTGTGGAACGAAGGAGGAATGGATGAAGAAGTATGTGGGTATGTGGGTGTGTGTGTGGGTGGTGCTGGCGATGGGGGCCAGTGCGGCGCCGGTGTTGCGGCCGTTGCCGTGGCAGATGGGCGTGAAGTACGGCGCGACGCATGTGCTGGAGTTTACGCATGAGGACCTGACGCAGACGGCGACGAACACGGCGATGGTGTTTACGAACACCGTGGGCGCACCGGCCAGCGTGGAGTTTGCCGGGATGCTGCTGGATACGGCGTTTGACAGTGTGACTGTGACCAATGCGTTTACGATGTCGCTGAGCTGTGGCGCCGGGGCCGCGACTACGGGCTGGCTGAACAGTAAGGAGGTGGCCGCGGACGGCACGGAGGTACGGACGAGCTTCGGCGCGGACTACTCGGGGACGGCTACGGTGACGCTGACGGCCACAACGAATAAGGTGGTGTCAACGGTAATCGCAACCAACGGAGTG